TAATTCATATTAACCTTAGTTGTATCAGCAGTAGGTCTTGTCATGTTTTCTGCCATTTGCCAACTTAATAAATTAGGATGACCTAGTATTTTAACGCCTGTGTATAATACTTCTATAGATCTAAAAGCTTTTGTAAAATTAACTTCTTCTGGTGGATTAAAACTATCTGTTTTTTCTAATGCTTTTTCTAATCCTTGCGGTGTTTCTTTTATTTTAAATACTTGATTAGCAAACGTCTTATATTCAAAATATAGTAATTGTATTTTATCATCGTAATACCTACCGTTCCAATCGTTTCTGTAGTTAGAATTACCTGGATATTTTTCTATTTCTTCTAGCTCTGATGGTGTTAAATGTGGAAACTGCTTTTTAAGCTCTGCCATACTTATACCTTTAACTTCGCCTACATACCAAATATCTTCAAAGTTAGGATCGTCAGTATATGAATAAACTAAGTTAGCTGGATCAACGTACTCTATAGTAACACCTTCTTGTAGATTAAAATTAGTTTTAGAACAAGCTATGCCTAACACAGTTAAATCATAATTTAATCTTCTTCTTATTAAATCATATTTATTATAATCTAATGTATAGTTTATTGCTTCTTCTTGTGCTAGTTCTATGTTTTGTTTATAATTAAGTTGCATATAAACAGATACTTCATCTGGATTTTGAGGTGCCGCACCATCGCCGCCTCCAGAAGAAACATCTACACCTAATTGCTTTTTAGCTTTAGCTATATATTCTCTAGCGTATATATCTTTTAATAAACCTTTAACATACCTATTTCTTTTAGCACTTGAAGTAGGGTCTTGTGCATAAGCTTTTATATCATAATTTCTTTGTGACATACCATTTACTACTATATCTACAAACTTAGATATAATAGGTACTGGCGTCCAGTCTAAATTTAAATATGATAAATCACCATTGATAGATAATTCATCTTTATATTTTTGTACTGACTGCTCGCCTCTTGCGTATAGTCTTAGTTGATGAAAGTTATTGTAATTAGACGCAAATCTATAACCAGCTATACCAGATCTAGTTCCGCTGAACCACTCTCCTTCAATTGCTTGGGCTACTTTTAAACCATAGTCGTAAGTTTGTTTTACTGAATCAGGTACTACCTGATCCGGAAATGCGCTTCCGTAACTAGTTTCTATCATTTACTTATTTATTTTTGAAACAAAACCTTTATTATCGTAGGTTGAAAATTTTAAATTAATTGGTTTTTTAGATATTGCTGGATTAGGCCTATACTTATTTTTATTACAAGCCATTATAGCTAGACCTGAGCTTATAGAAGCATCGTGTCTAGTTCTATTATTTATATTAAACTGTGCCCAGTCTTCTAAAGTTCTTTGATGATACATATCTCCCATACCCGTAAGAGTTGATCCAACATGTTCGTCTATATAAGCTTCTATTGCAGCTGCGTGAGCTTGCTTAATATCTTCACTTGAATTAGGTATACCACCTATTTCTTTTTCTGTGTATGAAAGTTTATTCCAAATTTTATCTGGCCTGTTCATACTAAAACCTCTATATCCTCTTCTTCTTAAATAATATAAAAGTCTTGGTTTATTATTTTCAGCTAGTATTGGCATACCATAAAATACTAAAGCCATAAGAACGTCTTCAAAAAACATATCTGCTGTTTCAGGTCTAGCAATATATTCTAAAAAAAAGTGGTTAGGTGGAGCATCTTCCATGCTAAACTTAGTTAAGCCATGTAAAGAACCATTAGATCCTTTACCGCTGACAGTACCTGATATGTCGTAAGAATCACAACCAAAAGCTCCCATGTGTTCATTTCCAGGATATTTAATTCCATTTTTAATTATTACGTTATTTTGATTTATCTTATTAGGTATCCAGCTTATATAAAATCTACCTAAATTATCAGGTATAAATACTACTCTAGTATCTTTTATCCCACCTTCCCAAGTAAATTTACCTCTTGTAATATTTACTTTGTTATTTAATTCTTCATTAAAATCTATTTGCTCGTATATTTTTGACAAATTAAATAAGCTGTCTTTTGTTTCATCTCTAAACGCATGTTGTTCTGTTCTAGGAAACTGTCTATAATATTCATTTAAACTGTCTTGATCGTGTTTTAAGCCTTCAACTTCGTTTTCCCAGTGCTCGATAACTCCTGTTGTAATTTCATAACCATCAATTCCTTTGACTGTATTTTCTGCTCTAACAAAGACAGGTGATCCGAAAGTATCCATGAATCCTTCGTAGTTCCACTCCATAGGTATGAACAAACTATAGAGCCCAGAAGATGTTTGTCCGTTTCTATTTCTTTTAGTAACGTCGCTATTGTAGTAAATTTGTTTAAAGTTTTTTCCACCTTTATCTAATGCGTTTGATGTTGAGCCCATCATACATTTACCTACAACTCTACGTCCTAGTCTTAATGTAGTTTTTGTAACTCTCCAATTGTTTAATATGTTATCAGGACGTTCCCATTTACCACTTTCATCGTGAGCTAATAGCTTTAACTTTTCACCATCGTAAGAGTTATCACCTGTATTTTTCCAGTCAATAGTTGTATCAAGACCTTGTATATCTAAAGCTTTGATATTTTCCTCAAGTTTTCTTCTAGTAAGTTTTGATGCCGGAACCCTATATGCAAGTTCAGTCTTTGGCCTGTCCATACCATCTTGGATTGGCTTGAAGAAAAACGGATAGTTAACGGATATTGGAACAACTTTATCTGTAAACATTTTTTTGGCATCTGCACCTGTTTTGGAAAGTATACCGAATCTAGAGTCTGAAGATATTGTTGCCTGGTTAACCAGTTCTGCTGAAGCCATAAACGAAAATCCTGATCGTCTGTTTTTAAGGTAGCATATTCCATAACACCTGTCGTCTGCTTTACACGCTTCCCAGAATATAAAGAATAATCTATTTGCTTCTCTATAATCGGGTGCGCCAACGTCGATTTTTGACCACTGCAAGTACATGTAATGAGTACCAGTAATATATACAGGACTGCCATTGTTGTAGAAACTAAAACCTTCTTCTCTACGCTTAAATTCTTCATCGATATATTCATACCATTTTTCTTTAAAATCACTTGGATATTGTTCCCAGTCAAACCTAGTTTTTATTCTTTGAAGTTCTTTTGGGTATTCAAATTTTTGCCAGTATTGTTCCGCTTTATTTTTGCTTCGTTTATACGATTCATCGATTGCTGGTAAAGCAATGCGTAAGTTTTGAATTTCAATGATCTGTCCAATTTTACCTGTTTTACTAATTACTACAAAATCATAATCAGAGTTATACCCGTATTTCCACTTTTTATACCTGTTGTTTTTAGCTAATATCTTAGGATTAACAACGTCTTTAATTTCTTTCCAAAGCGTTTGACTGTAACTCATCTACTTCTCCCTTCAGCAAACTTAAATACTTTTTCTTCTTTCTTTTCTTTAGGTTTGTTTTCTAGCATATCTTGTTCTTCTTGTATGCGTTGTAATATCTCAAATGCATCCATTATAGCTAGCTTTTTAGTTGCGGCTGCATTTTTTAAACGATCAGCCGTAACATCTTCGCCTGTATCTACAATAGGTTCTTTGGCTACTTTAATTAATTCCTCAACTGCTTTTTGCCCAGCTTGGATTATTTTCTTCTTCGTTTCCTTCGTGTTCATGAGTTAAAGCTATATCATTAGATTTCATACAATAAAGTTTCTCACCTTCAATAATAAACTCAAATTCAGAGTTAGGTGTAAAAACAACTAAGTCTCCTTCATTAACTCCTTTAGAATTTAATTTTGCGTTAGAATATTTTAACACACCGAAGTTTTGTTGTTCATTACCTAATTGAAACATTGAAGTGTTTTTTATAGGTTTAACAAAACAATAATCTAAATTGCAATTTAAATTATACATATATATCTGCGTTAAATTACAAAAGTATAACTCATCTTTAAAATATATGGATGAGTTACGCTCTCTTCCTTTTACATCATAATATCTTCTAAATATATTGTGGTGAATATAAACAATATCACCAGGCTTTATAGGTGTTTCTACTGCCGATGGACAAGCTACTACTACTGCTTTTTTACTAACAAACTTATGATCTTCAATGCTAGTATTAATAACAAGTTCGCTATCATCAACTTGTCGTATATTGTCATATCTTTTCTTATAAGGAGTGACTATAAAGTCATATAAACTTTTCATTAGTATTTAAGATCATACTCTACAGCTATAGCCATTTGACTATTAAATCTTTTCCAAGGCAATACTTCATTATTCTTTTTTATGTATATTGAGTATTCGCCACTTGTTTCATCATTTAATATAGCTTCTATTATATGTCCACCATACACCTCTTGACCTATAGAATAATGCATTGCATCATTTTTGTAGTCAGATCCTATACTAATTTTTCTAATTACACTAAGCTGTTTCAACTTCTTCTTCTATTTTTTTATACGTTCCGTCTGTCAAGTCTATTTCTACTTTGCCATACTTTTCTTCTAAAGTATTTTTAGTATTTTCTATTTCTTTATTTAGACCTGCTACCTCATGTAATAGACCGTGTTTTTGAGTTTCTAAAACACCTAGCTGTGTAACTATATTATTTAATTTAGCTTGTTGTTCTTTAACAAGTTCTAATTCTTCTTTTTTTATTTTCATTTAATTTAATTTAATTTATATTATTTATTTTGGGGGCGGAAGCCCAGGTCGTTGATTATCACTTTGAAGTAAATCAACTGATACTAATTCTTGATTAGGATCATTATTAATAGAGTTAGGCATTGTAAAAAATGGATTTACTCCGCCGCTTGGATTCCAAACAGCACTTTCACCCATCCTGTACCAAGCGCTAAAAGTATAAGGAGACTCTAACATATCATTAGTAACTGTTAGAGTACACGTTTGTGGGTCTTGGCCAAGCCATGGAGGAAGCGTAAATGTTGCAGGCTTATTTGGAAAATACTCACCTGATGTGCTGCCA